GGTAAAGGCCTTAATCTGCAACGGTTTGATTGGTCTTTTGTTTAGCATGGTATTCTTTATAGGCTTTAGCCTGCTCTTCTGTGATTCGCCCATCTGCTTTTAACTTGCTTAGGCTAGCTTCTTCATTTTTATCCAAGCTATAAAGTTCTGCCTGGCTTTCCACCACCTTAACAACAGCAGCTTTTCCTTTGTCATTGACCGCATCTTTTTGCTTGGTCAAATTAGGTACAAAGAGCAAGAGAAGTACGCTGATAATGAGCAAGACCACCAACATCTCAATCAACGATACTAAAATTATTGATTTTTTCCATCTCATACATCTTTACAGAATGTAGCACTAGATCCCGATACTTCCAAGTGCTGACCATATACTCAATAACCTCTTGGTCCTCTATCCTGCATTCCATAAGTAATAATAGCTTGACCGTATACTCATTTTTCAAAATCGGCACCTGGTAAGTTACATCTATCCAATGCTCAAAACCTAGGTCTGTCTGCTCTACGCTTGCAAGTTTAATGTTCAAAATGTTCATATTTTCTTCCTCCTTACTTATCTATTCGTAAAAAAAAAATTAAAAAGTAGTGAAAAAATCATTACTTTTTTTTATTTTTAACAAAACACCGTTTTTGACAATAATCAAAAAATGAAAAGGATCTATTATTAACAAAATGGCGTTTTTGACAATAATGCACCACGATTTTCTCTTCCTATTCTTTAAGAAAACGCTTTTTTGAACAATAGGATTTAGATTTTGCTTTCTAATCGTTCAAAATGCGTGTTTTTGCAAAATAGAAATTAACTCTAATTTTGTTAACCTCAACAAAATTGGCAACCAAGGGCTTTATAAAGCTAATTGTTGACTTCAACAAGTCAATTTCATAGCAAACAAAAAAACCGCAAGCTATTGCCTGCGGTTGGTGTAATCTATTTTGAAATTCTTTCTGTTTTTATTTTTCTTCTTTTGGTTTATCGACGACAGTGATAAGCCCGTCTGGTTCGGTTTTGAATGCTGGGTCTGTGTGAAGTTCACCGTTTGCCTTCAAGTAATACCAGCCGTCTCCCGATTTGATGAATTGTTTAGACAGCATATAACCATCTTTTTCTTCCATGAAATACCATGTTTCACGATATTTAACCCAGCCAGTAGCCATGCGACCATCTGACTTGAAGAAATACCATCGATGGTTGAGGAACATCCAACCTGTGACCATTGCGCCACGTTTATCAAGATAGAACCAATCTTTGCCATCATTAAACCAACGGTTTATTAGGCAGTATCCACGTTCATCGAAGTAGAACCACTCATTGTTGATTTTCTTCCAGCTGTTTTTTGGATAAGAGCCATCTGACTCCTCCCACCACCAGCCTGTTTCATTGCGTTTCCAGCCAGCTTCAGATAAGCCACCTTCGATGTCTTTCTTGAACTGCTCACGACTGATACCCCATTTGGCCAGATAAGGATACGGATCAACGTGGTCAGAATAGTTTCGAGGTTGATTGTATGTGCAATACTGATGTGTCTTGATTCCTGCTAGGCTGTCAGAATCCAGCGTTTTCGGAATCCCTGCTTCATCAGCAAGATTCCGCAAAAGCTCAACATAGAGCTTATAATCACGCATAAACTCTTCTTTTGTGCTATGACTCTCGATCAGCTCAACTTGGCCGTATCCTTCAACGTTCCAGCCACCTCCCACGTCATAGGCCCCCATATCTGTGTACCAGGTCTGCATTACACGGCCGTTCCCGACAACGTGCGAGAAAAATCCTGAATCAACAGGACGACGCATATGGTAGTCTGCTTCATTTTGGGCTGTTGAGTTTGGATTACCAGTTGAATGAGCATGAATCTGACGATATGGTTGCTCTCCAACCTGTGGCAAATCAGTTCTTAGTCTGCTTGTATCAATATCCATGCTATTATCCTTTCCAAGCGTCATTCATCTGCTTCACTGCTGATTCAACGAATACTTCAAGCTCTTTATCTGTCATAGAGACATTGTATTTTTTAAGCTCTGAAATCATGTATAATTTAGCCTGCTCAAGCTTTTCATCACCTTTGTAGCCTGTTTCAGTCGCTACCTGCTCTACTGCGTGTACTGCATTTTTAGCTAGGATTTCAGCGATTTTTACCGCTTTTTCTCCACCTTTTCGCAAAAGGTAGTCTTTCACTGCTTTTACAATACTGCCTGTTGCCACTGCTAAAAAGCCTGTCGCAAAAGCGATAATCAATTCATTAAATTGTGTCATTTATTTTCCTCCTTAATCAGTCGGGAACAGGTCCTCTGTGAAGTAAGAGAAACTATTGATGTGTGTTTCATCTTCTTGTTCTTGGCCAGAATTTGTAAATACATTCATCGTTAATTCTCCATTTTTTACGTTGAAAATTGCCTGACCTAAAACATCTATATGTGATGAATTATCTTCTATATGTTGAGGGCTTTTTGTCATCGGGAGTAAAATAGATGTAGGTGTGTTAAATCCTATTGTCGGAAGAGAATATCCTGCGAAGTTGTATCCCAAATAACCTCCCTTAATTGTCAATCCATATTCTGACTTATTACTTATTTGAACGTGAACCATATCTTCTATTCTGCGTATTTTTAAAATATTTCCAGTTTCATCATTTCCATCTTTTATAGTTATCCAGCCAGTATCTTTTTTCTGACTTCCATCACCAGTCGAACGATTTTCCAACGCTTTCAAACGTTGTTTAACTTCAGTATCATTGTAGACTACTGTATCTTTATCTTGCTTTTTCTCAGCTATTTCGTGCATTTCTTCTTTAGTCGCAAAACGTGTCTTGATATCCTTGATATCCTTACCGATTGCGGTTGCTAGGTTTTCAAGGTTAGTCATATGCTTCACGCTTTCGCTTGATTGTAAGTCTCAACTAAATCAAGATTAGCAATCTGGTCTACACGACCGCTGACTTCGGTTACCTTGCCGAGAAGTGCGCCGTTTTCATCCTGTCCCATATTCGTGATTTTTTCAGCAATTTCTTTCAAAGTATCAAGATTTTCAGGTACTGACTCGCCCAAGATTTCAGCTTTGACTTCCGTTTTAGCTTGAGTGACTGCCTGTGAAATAGCTTGCGTCATTGCTGAAGTTTCTACTTTAGTGCTGACGCTTTGTTTAACTTCCTTGATATCTGCTCCAACTGCTTGTGCGAATGCTGTTAATTTTGTAGTTTCCATTTTTTTCTATACCTTTCCTAAGTTGTAAAAAAAGAGTAGGTCTGGAAATTCCGGACATACCCCGCCATCTGTTACTGTTTTTTCTGCAAGTTGTTTCTCAACTTCCTTTGCGATATCCAACTCTTTGAGAGCGTGGATTTCATTTGTGACCAGATTCTTATCCGATTTTGTGATTCTAATTTGAGTCGAGTCGTCGCTTGGGAATACATACCCTGCCACGCAAATTTCGAGATTGTACGTTCCTTCTGGCAAAATACCATCTAGATTAAATACTACTGATCCATTCGTGACAGTCGAAGTATGCTTCCATTGCTCGCCATCTTTTGTCAGCGTGATTTTCGCCTCCTGCCCATCAAGCGATGGGATAGGGTCCTTATTCTCATCTAGCAATTCAAAACCAAAAGAAGAGGCTAGATCGCCTTGCTTGACGACCAAACCCCCGTCTATTCTTGCCAAGTTCGTTGAGTTACTTCTATTTGCGCATAACATTTCGCCCTCCTTTAATCGTCGTCGTCCAAAATTTCCGCGCGGATATCCAGCTTTTCAAAATCGCTGAAAAGGCGGTCTATGTAACCATTTCCGCCTAAAGCTTTATAGCTTTTGTGCATACTTTCCACCAATGAAAATTCATCACGGGAAGTGTACTTTCTGCGGATAGCTCTCCGCATATCACGGCCAAGGCGCAACTTCATGGTATTTAGATGCGCCTCATCGTGTACTTTAAGCTTTTCCTGCACTTCATCGATTTTGGTATTACTATCTTTTGCGGTTTTTTGTACGTCATCTATCTGCTTCTTAACATCTCCAAGCTCTGAGACAATCTTTTCTGTCTCTTCTTTCGCTTTTTTCGGCAACCGATAGCTTATCCATGCAATGATTGTCGGGGTCAGTACTGGCATTACACTTGTAAAAAAATGTTCGATTTTATCAAAAAATTCCATAAGCCCCCATTTTTCTAGAATAAGAAATTCTTGATAATCTCGTCCGCAATAGCCTTGTGTCCTAAATCACCTGGATGACTTGCAACACCGGCGTTGGTAATAGTGTAGTTAGAACCGTCTGGGAGTCTCAATGCCTTGCCCATTTCAGACTTGTACTTGGCATCCTTAGAATACTGGTAGATGTCAACGAATGTAACACCCAATGGCTTACAGATAAGCTTGATTCTCTCCACAAAGTCTGGTGAAGCGTAGTAGATACCAACCCAATAGATTAGAGCCTTTGGCGATGCCACCCTAATCCAGTTCACAAGATTAGGGATGTCTGTTTCAAGGTTCTTCCGCTTCTCGTCAGTATTTAAGTTATCGCCAAACTGCAAAATGACAATATCTGTATCAGGACCTAGTGATTGCTTCATTTTACTGTCGAATGTACCACGTCGATTGTTTGGATCAGATTCCCAATCTGCACCATTCCCACGCTCTACTACTGCGCTAGGGTTCTTAGACAAGATATAGTTTTTAACAAGAGTGAAGTAATCTTTATCTGGCGCACTAGCAGCCATACCCATGCCCTTAAGCCATGGATGGCTTAGGATTGAGTTACCAAACACCGCTACACGGCTAGGGATATTTGAAACTGTTGACAGATTGCCATTGTTATCAATCAACAAGCGGAACTTAGTGCCATTTGGGCTAGTAATCATCGGTGTTTTCTTAAACAGTTCAAGTTCTGTAACAATAGATTCGATTTTATCCGTTTTTTGTTTCAGTGTCTCTGCTTTCTCAACAGCGGTCTCATTTGCTACACGGTAGCTAAACGGGATAGCTTGCCCTGTCTCGTACATAATCTTGCCAGAATAGCCGGCATTATTAGTAACGTGTTGAGCGTCTTGAATCAAATTACGTTCACCCTTTGAAGCATAGACTTTATTATCTTTAGCTTCAAAAAAGAGTTGCTCTCCGAAGAAGATTTCCTTGTCTTCATCTCGAACATTTAACGTATTGTATCCAGCGGCAAGCTCCTTTTGAAAGATTCGAGGGGATACAATCAAATCGTTCTGGTCGATGTTACCGATAGCGAAATTGTATGTTCCCGCGTCCTTAACGTAGACATCGATGGTATCGATAAAACCACGGCTCTTCTCCCACTTCTTGATAGGACTCATGTAGCCGAGATTATTAATCGTCGTTGATTGTGTTGAATCAATACCAGTAATATCTGCCCCAAATTGAATCCTAGACGTATCTGGCATGACGAACGGAACCTTGGACGCAATGGCACTAGAACCAAAATTAAGGTTCTCAAGATAATGAGCTTGAGCGTTTCCGCCTTGGATGACCTTCGTAGGATTGTCTGATGTCCCACGACTAATCAGGATATAGCCGTTTTCTGCTGGAGTAAAATCTTGGTTAACTAATACGTCTGTAGTAGAGAATGTTTTAAGCTTCTTCCCTGAAATGTCGAAAAAGTGAGTAAATACTCCTCGGATGTTTCTTAATCCGTAAGTCTGACCTGCTTGCATGTAAATCTTGGGATAAGTGCCCCAAGTGGAAGCGTCGTAAGTGCCGTTTCCGTTACCAGACCAAGCCTTACCTACTTTGAATGTTCGTTCATCAACCAGCTGCTTAACGATGTTGACGAAACTCAATTCTTCTGGTTTAACATTTAGCGTCAATTTAGGAATTTTAAGCGAGACATAGCCATCAGGCAAGTTCGAGAAGTCAACGTTTGCTTTTTTCAACTCATCAAGCGAAGCGTTAAACACTCTAGCCGTTTCGTCTGGTTTAGAAGATACATAGAGCATACAATCTTCTGGCGGGATGTATTCTGTAGTTACCAAGTCATCCGTTTCCGAGAATTTCTTGACTAATCGACTTCCATCGCTTGAAATGGCAAATGAGAATATTCCTCGGATGTTTGATAAGTAATACTTATGTCCTTTTTTAATTGGGACTGGCATGAATCGAAGCCATCCATTAGAAGACCACGTACCTATTGATGTGTTATTCCAAAGGTAGACAGAACCTTCAATCTTATCTCTTAGAAGTTGCTCAATTGATTCTGTGAAGTCAATATTGTCAGCTGTCACTTCATCCACGTTGAGGCCTCTAGATTGATAAACCCCACCTTCAGTCCATCTTCTGCCGCTCTCGTTAAAGTAGTACCATTTACCTGTGCTGCTTGCGACAACAATACCGTTGGCACCGTTTGGATAAGTACGCTGAATCTCTTCCAGCGAGCTTAGAACGGCCTTGGGTGCACTAGAGGAAATAGCATTAAATTTTGATTCAATCCACTTCGTGCTCGCTTTTCCATCAAGGTTTTTGGTCATGTTGTCGAGACGCTCTGAGAGTGTATTGAAGGTGTCTCTGGATTTAACTACTTCCATGTCAGTGTTCCCACTCTTAGTAGCGTCGTCGTATGTGGTTTCTATTCCGAGGGCAATGGCCTCACGGACATCAGCCCCTTTTGTTTTTTTGCGGATAGCGTCAACAAGGACGCTAATTTTATTAGTTTTTTCAAGAGGGGTCACATCATCATATAAATTCAAGCGTCCCTCTGCTTCAGTTTGTGGCATTAAGCACCTCCTAATTCGTTTCGTAATCGAGCAATCTCAGATTCAAGCTCGCTAATACGCTGTGCACGCTCTTGCTGACTCATATTGAACGCTGAAAGTTTAGCGTCATAGTCAGATTTAGCAAGCTTGTAATCTTCGAGAGCTCTGTTGTATGCTTCCTTCTCAGATTCTGTTGCATTAGTAGCCAGTGGTTTCGGAGCTCTTGGCTCGACAGGCTTAGACTGACTAGCAGATTTAAGCACAGATAATTGAGTATTCAACTGATCTATTTTCTTCTGTTTGGTAGCTATCGACTGGTCTAGTTTGAGTTTCTCAATAGAGCTATCAGCTTCCTGAGTTTGCAATTGATAAGCTGATAGAGATTGAGATTGTGAGCCGATAGTTAAATCAACAGACTGTGGTTTCAGTATATCAATCTTCTTCTCCAAAATTTGCAATGTTTCAATTCCAGATAGCGGTGCGTTGATAATCTTGTGCTTATTCCCAATTCTGAACTTACTATATCTACTATCAATCAGATAGCGTTCAACCGCTGAGATTGTCCATTTAGCTAGTGCAATCTTCTGGTTCCTCAAATACTGTTTCCCACGAGCCAAGAGAATGTTAGGGTTGTCAATTTCTGTCCAGATTACTGATTTTCGAATAAAACCAAACTCTTTTATCAGCTCTTCATCAGCCAGATACATCTTCCCATCGTTCACGCTTCGAATATCGAGCTGAGCTCGTGTAACGTCTGGACTTTGGTCTTCCTCTTGACCTTGGTTTTGACTTTGCAAGTCAGCTCCAATTGGGACGATAATCGTAGCGAGACCGTCAAAATCAACCTCTCGACTGGCTGATTTGATGTTCTGACCTAATTTAATCGGACTTTCCTTAGTAGTACCAATATCTTTAGTCCAATCTACATAGATCCTTGTGTTGAACTCTCTTAACGTTAGATAGCCACCAATATTTTTGATTATCCGTTCTCTTACTGTGTCCCAGCTTGAATCATATCCGATATAGCGGAATGGTCGGTCTGACCTACTTTGTACTGTGATATTTCTGGGAGTTATCCGCTTAAATTCCTCAATTTGAACGTTTGCAGATTCAAAGATTATTTTGAAATAGTCCTCAACCCCTTTGTTTGGTAGTTTCTGGAACCATTGGGCAGAATCATGAAGATATGATAAGAAGTCCTCGCAGACAACCTTTTGAACGAATCCATTCGTTGACATTTCGTTGGTCGTAGTTAAAACCCTACCAACAAACTCAACTTCATTATCTCGCAGATTGACGACCTCAATAATTGACTTGAACGGTACCATTTTCTGATACATCGTATGATTCAACGGAATAGCAAACTCTAGTTCGTGAATACTGTTAACCGCTTGTTTAATTTCACCGTGAACAATCTTATTACCTCTCGGACTATATGGGTCGTGGATAACTCTACGGCTTGCAGTGGTTCGATTGAGCTTATCCCAACGCCTATCAAGGAAGCTAGGCCACCAGTAAATGGCATAGCCAGCTTTCTTCGATAAGCCTTCTGGCGTATCTGGTACAGTAATCTTCTTACCGTCTAGGTACTCTTTTTGCCCGTTGGTTCCAACCACATAGAAGTGGGACTGGTAAACCCCGCTCTCAGAATTGTGGTCTACTGTATTGATAGTACAGTACCAATCACCACTCCACTGCAAGGCACTATACCAGATAAGGTCATCTTGTCCTGACTGGTCTGTCCACGTTTGGACTTGCAATTCAGAAATGCCAATACTTGACCTTAGACCTTTAACACGAATAGCATAGCCTGTACTGCTGACATTGAAGATTTCAATACTATCGCAAGATACTGTCATGCCATCACCTCGTTGGAATAGTGCATTGCTACCGTTCCATTCCCTTGTGCTTCGAAATAGTTAATACCAATGTCCAATGTCAGAGCAAAATCTTTGTTTTCGCCCTTTTTCAAGTAGTAAATCGTTCCGTTTGCATCTTTGAGCGTGATGTCTTCACTACAGATAATTAAAGGGCTGATAAATGTATCACCGGAATTAACGAAGTAAACGGGTGTCTTCTTCTTCTCATAGCCAAGATACCACTTAGTCCATGTTGAATTATCATTCTCGAAGTCGAATGTGTCCCAAACATCATCGAAATATTCATCCTCATGGAATGCGAATGGATAACACTTGAATGTGATTGTAGCTACAAGATTCTTCTTGATAGGGTCGTCTGCTACTTTGATGTGCTTAATCTTACCCATCCAGTAGTATCGACGGTCATGGGTGTCTCTGAGCTTGTGTTGCGTTTTAGTAACCATGCTTGACTTGATGTGTCGTTCCGCAACCTTGCGGTTCTCGTAAGTCGTAAATGGTAGTTTGAACTCGTATGTAATTTCTCTTGACTCAAACACACGCTCACCAAGAGCACTAGAGAAGTCAAGCCCCCCTTGCATGTAAGGGATAGACTCAACGATTTCTTTCTCGTCTGGTGTCGGTGCTTCACGTTTTTGAAGGTACCAACCAGACTTCCGACTGTCAAAATCGCCGAACGTGATATATTCTTTAATTTTAGTAATCATAATCTGTGTCGTCCTTTCAAAGTCTTGATTGTGTCAATGGCATTGTTGAAGTTGTTGACCGTACCGCCAACCAATGCACCAGTATCAAGCACCATGTTTTGACCTTGTGCTACTTGCTCTCTCAATTCCGACAAGCTATCAATCACATCTGACAATAGACTTGTTGAGTGAGCGATATAGGCTTCTTGCCTGCTAGATATTTCATCTTTTGGTGTCTTACCTCTCAACGCCTCAACCTTCAATTGACTTGACATTGTAGCGGTCGCACCAGTCAAAAGATTCTTCGATTTCAAGCTAAAATCATTAACATGATTACGAATAGCATCTAAATAGCCTGCAACCTTATCCTGTGACGAATTAAGACCGTCTGAAATACCTAGCCCAATCTGCCAGCCGATATTAGAGTAATCGTCGTTGATTACATCCTGAATAGTTCCTGCCATGTTTGAAATGTTATCCATGACTTTTCTCCATCCAGTCTGAATACCTTGATTCAAACCAGCCATGATAGCCGAACCGTTCTCGATAAGCAGTCTTCTGTCATACGAAACAGGCCCTTTATGCGCCTTAATCCATGCAGCCATATTTGAGACACTAGAGGTAATCTGAGACCAACCTGCATCTATACCTGATTTCAAACCGCCCATAAGTGCAGCGCCATTTGAGTATAGATCCACACCAGAGCCAATTCCTTTCAACGAACTATTTGCATCGTTAACAAAACTTTGTGTAGTTGTAATCATCTGTTGACCTGCTGTTTTCCAAGCTGACACCATCTGGCCACCGTTTGATTGAACTGACGATACGATTGAATTCATCGTATTTTGAACAACAATCTTCATTTGATTTAACGCTGACTGCATAGCTGAAACCATTTGGCTACCACCATTTCGAATAGTAGAAACTGCATTATTCATCCCATTTATTACTGTCGAAACAATCTGGTTCATACACGACTGTTCTGCCGAAATCATTTGAATTCCAGTCGTCCTGATGGTTGCCACTATTTGCCCACCAGCTACATTTGTCGCAGTAGTAGCACCCATCATAGCTGATGAAATAATAAGGCCAAAAGATGCGATTTGAGCAGAAACAGTCGCTGATGATGTCCCTAATATTTGCATGGAATTACCTGCTAAAACAGCTTGAGCATTAAATGAAGCCAAACCAGCACCTGCCATCATTGTAGCTGGAGCTATCGTCATAAGCATAGCGTTAAATTGTATGACTATTTCACCTAAGCCTGTAAGACCAGTTAACGAATTCTGAACATTAGATCCGAAATCGGTCATTGACGATGCTGTAGCTGTCAAAACAGCTGGTAAACCAGTTAATGAAGAAGTGAACGAAGTTAGTAACGCTGGTAAAGCCATTAATGTTGATTGCAAAATTACAGTAGATTGGCCAAGCATCATCATTCCACTACTTAACATTGTCATACCTTGACCAGCAATGGCTAAGCCTGCTCCTTGCGATGCAATTGCTCCTAAACCTGCAGCAGTTGCAGCAAGTGATGCGCTTAAATCAGCTAAACCTGTATTAGTGATCATCACGACACCTTCAGCTAAAGATTTGAAACCAAGGCCAGCATTTAGAGCGGCATCTCCGATTGATTGAATAACTGAAGCTATTGCTTGTAATATACTTGATAAGCCACTACTTAAAGTTTCAATGATTTTACTAATAGCTTCAGCAAATGTTGTGATAGAAGGAGCACATAGCCCCAAAGCTAATCCAAAAGCTGCAACACCAGCAGCTGCAACAAGCATTCCTGCACCAAAAACGGTTGCCCCAGCTCCTGCCACCAAAGCACCAGCTCCTAGCACAAGCAGTCCAGCTCCTGCTACTAGGGCTCCAGCTCCTAAGACAAGCATTGAAGCACCTAGAGCTGCAAGAGCGATTGAGGATGATAATCCATAAGTAGAGATGACAGGCAATTGAACTGCTAACAGCGCTAAACCAACCGAAGCGGCATATACTCCAACACCGATTAATGCAACTGCTGCACCAAACGCTAAAATACCGACTGCTCCTGCAGTCAAGGCAGGACCTAAAAAGGCGAATATTGCTGCAAGCGCAGCGATTCCAACACCCAAACCGACCATGGTTAGGATTGCTCCTGCACCAGCACTTGATAATTGGATGGCAGCTTGAACCAAAAGATAGATCCCTGATGCCGCTAACAATACACCAGCTCCAATCATCAATATACCTGCTCCTAATTTCAAGACAGAGCTTGCAGCTGCTCCTGCACTAGTTCCAACTGCCGTATTTCCAGCACTCATGGCTGTACTAGCAGCCGCATTTGACGCTTGTGCAACTGTAAGACTAAGAGTATTTGTAATCAACGAAACAAGGTTTTTACCGAAATCAAATGCTGACTTCAACCCTTTGGCAACAGCTAATCCTGTTTTAATGCCTTTTAAAGCAACCGCAAAACTTGTTACACCAACAATCAGAGCCTGCCAAACCTCAGGGCTAATAGATTGAGCTAACTTTGAGAACCAACTTACTAGTAGTGAAATGAAATTCACTACTTGTCCAGCGATTGAACCAATTGTGTTCCAGGGAATAGCTTCTCCTAAATTCTTAGCAACTTCAACAGCTGCCCCAGATAAGTCCTTGAATGCACTGTATGCACTATTTATGGCACCTGTGTTAGCAAAAGATTCTACGACAAATTGAAATCCTCTAGCCAATTCTTGTATTACAGCATTTACGAATGTAATTACATTGCTAATCCCTTGGAGTAAATCTTTAAATCCATTCCCTTCGCTAGTAAAGGATTCAAAAAGCGACTGGATTGTCACGACTACATCCCGGAAAGTGTCCTTAACAACATCAAAAACGCCCTCGTCAACTCCAAGTGAAGAAAACAAAGATTTGAACCCTTGCTCAATTTTAGGACCAGCTTCTGCCAGGGCCACCTCAACAGCTTGAGGGAGCTGACGCATGATATTTCCCACCATTGGCACGAAGTTCCCAAGAAGAAAAGTTGAGGTAGTAGAAATGAGAGACTTAAGAGATGGACCGATATCCTCTCCAAGTGTAAGATTGGCTAAAAAGTTTGAAGCTGAAGCCTTCATCGCTTCAAACGAACCGCTGAAAGTAGTTTTAGCTTCTTCTGCTGCAACTCCAGCAATACCAAGTTCTTGTTGAACCAGGTCAATAGCTTCTACAATATCCGCAAAGTTGTTGATATCAAACTTCTTGCCCATCGCTTTCTCAAGCTTGCTGGCATCAGCCAGAAGCCGTTTCATTTCTTGTTGAGTACCACCATAACCTAGCTTAAGGTTGTCCAGCATTGTGTAATTCCCCTTGGCAAAACCTTGGAAAGCCATTTGGATAGAGCCAATGTCTGTACCCATCTTAGCAGAGTTATCAGCCATAGAGAGAATCGCTTTATTAGCTGCTTCTGCCGCCTTCACAGCATCACCACCGAGCGCTTGCTTCAAGCTAGCACCGAAAGAAACCGCCTGCTCAGCGTATGTATTAGCAGAGATTCCTGCTGCGGCTGCAGCTGTAGCATATTGCTTCATGGTGTCTTCAGCGCCCTTATAAAGTGTATCAATACCACCAAAAGATTGTTGTAGCTTAGCGCCCTCATCCAAAGCGGTTGAGAAGACTCCTTTCATAGCACTTCCCAAAGACTGAATCCCGGAAATAAGCGCACCGCTTACGATATTGGCTCCAAGGACAGATTTGAAGACTGAACCTAATTGCGTTCCGCTTTCGGCCAATCCTCCGACCATTCCTTTTAGACGTGCGACTCCTGATTGAGCTTTGTTGCCATCCATATCTACCTGAATGACGACCTTACCATCTGCCATCTTATTACCTCCTTTCTATTCCATATCGTAATCATCATCTTCATCATCATATTCTTCAGAATCAGGCAAAGCATACTCTTTTTTTAGCTTCATCATTTCATCGATGTAAGCTTGAGAATCGCCTTTTCGTGGCTTGTACTTCCTGATTTTGATGACTTCAACGAATTTAGTACCTTCTGGCAATCCTGATAACAGGGCATTAAACTTCTTCCAGTGCAATTTCCCTCTTTCCTCAAGTAAATCAATGCCATACGCCTGCATGAAACTCGCATAAATGAAATCACCATCCAACGAAATATCATATACAGACGGTTCTTTGCTTTGGGTAGAAGGTTCTTTTTGCATCACGTTGCCGGCCAAGTCGTACTCAACCGATACATCTTTCAGTGATTTTAACTGGATGTGTTCCTCGAAAACCTGTTGGAAGATATCCATAGCATCTTCAATCGAGAACAACCCAAATCCATCTCCTGTAAGCATTTTTAAAGCAAAGAAAGGCTTAACCTGTTCTGGTATTTCCTCATCACACCACATTTCAAAGAGTCTAATGATGTTATCAAAGGACATATTGAGAGAGTAGACCTTATCACCAATAACCAACTCATCTGTTAATTTTCGTGATAGATCTAGCATGATTAACCCTCTAAATATTTCTTGATTGCTTTTTCAGAATTTCGATTCTCAAATTCGCTAACGATTCCACGGATTGCTTGGATTAGATAATAGATTGTATCCGTTGTTGTTTCTCTTGAAAATTTATAAACTTTCTCAAAAGCTTCTTCATCGAACAACTCTGTCCAACTCTCTTTAGACACTTTGTAAGCCTCTTCAAAAGCTGACTCATCATCCGCTTCTTCTAGTTTTTTAGCGCGTTTTTCGAGGTTCTGTCCAATTGTTTTCATGCGTTTAATATTTGCATCATTCGCTACATATTCAAGCTGAAACTCCCCAAAATCAACAGGGATGATGTTGCTTAGTTTTTTAATTACGACCATTTTTATCTCCTTTCAAAAAAAGAAGACAAGGCGGATACCGCCCTGTCTCTATTCAGGTAATACGTTTGATTTCTTAGGCTTACGAGTCCATACAATCTTGAATTTGATTTTTTCAAGCTCAGAAGCTTCACCGTCACCAATTTCAATCTCAGAAAGACGAGCTAATCCCTCTTTTTGAGTTTTACCATCAGATGAAACTTCTTTGTACCAAACGATGAGATCATCACCGACCTCGTCTTCTTTATCAGCTACAAAGTTCTGAGCCTTATCTGAGTAATCACGATGCCCTTCAAATGTGCGACCTCGAGTTTTTGAAACGATGATATTTTCTTTAGTTCCATCACCGTCAAAGTATGCTGCATCGTCGTCTTCTTCGTTGTTTTCAGGGGATGACGATTTAATCCCTTTAGCAATCCACATATACGCTTCTTTTTCTGGTGCAGTCTCAGGATTTTCAGCGCTATAAGGACCAATGAAATGTTTTCGTAGTGCGTTTTTGTTCTTTGCCATTTATTCTTTCCTTTCGATTTCAAGATTTGCTGTTACATCCAGCAAATAAGTGTAAAAGCCTTGTTCGTCCAACTCGTTTAAATACGGTTTCTTGACTTCAAGGCCTAAATAGTTATATGAATTGTTCTTGCTTGGTAATTCCAAGCCGATTTTTGATAAGGCAGTGTTAATCTGCCATAGAGTGTTATCAATTAGTTTCTGGTCTTTTGACTTGATTGCAATCTCAAAAGGTAGGTCCACAATTTGCGTCCCTGCCATGTCCTCTTCTACCACATTTCCACCAGGAAGCGGGTATATGACCAATCCCTCATGTTCGTCTAAATAGCCATGTTTTGAGGGGATTTGGGTTTGAACACTTTTGATATGCTCTAATAAGACCTCTGAAAAGTCATTTTCGTGCATTATTTAACTCCCATTGCTTTGGCACCGACCTCTGCCCAATTCTTAGCATATAGAGCTGAGGCCTTCTTATCCCATCTCGGACCAGTTCCAGGTGTTGGTTTTTGACTCAGTAGCTCCTTCTTATTCGCAAAGAAGAACTTTCTTTGTTTCTCAGAAAAGAAACCTTTTCGTTTCTTGCCATAATAGAGCAATCTTGCGTGTGGCGCTGCATAGATAATCGAATCTTGTCGAACGTGTCCGCTAGCTCTCAGTATTCCTTTTCTTTTTGGAACAAATCTATCCATATCCAATAGCATTTGGTTAGCTATGGCTAGTTTTCCTTTTGCGAAATTATCTGGAGAAACTTTCTTTTCAACACCTTTTAAGTCAATCTTTACACTAGCACCACCCATCAAATTACCTCGATTTCATAAGCTAACAGCTTCTTAGTGAACGGATGGTATTGTGGAATAATGTCTTTGACGACATAACTGGTCTCGTCTTCCTCAACGATTCCACCAATAAAACTTTTATCAAGCTTGATAGGGCAGTATTTAGGATAGACAATTACAATCGATGAGTTCCTTTCGCTACGATGATTGCCCGTTCCGGAATGAGAGAAGGTTCTGTCAAACTTGCAAGGCGATAAATAAAGAGGGTCAGAGTACGTCTCTTTCCCCCACTCATCTTTCCCTTTGACCTTCTTAATCGTCAAAGAGTCAGGTAGCATTCGTTTATCTATCATAATCCACCCTCGCAAAGCCAAATCCTGCCATTCTCAGCCAGTTTTCAGCATCTCTCGATAAATTATACCTTTCGGCTAAAGAAAGCGAACCTGAGCCATTCTGAGAGCCTGTGCGATAGCTTACTGATGTTCGTCCTACTGACATACTCGCAATAGATTGTCTATCTTCCGCCGTCATGATACCAGAACTATCTAAATAAGCAATCTGAAAGGCTGTGGCACGTTTGACAGCCTTCTTTCTTGCCTCAATATCGGTATCAAAGCTATTCATAGAGTAAAAATCCCTAGTATAAGCATCGATAGTCATTTCAGCTCGTTGTAGCAATTGCTCAAAATTGTCAACCGAATCAAAACCTAAATTTCTGAACTCTTCTCTAGTTAAGTAGGTCATGACAACACCACCTTACATTAAAAAGTCGGTTGATTCAGGAACTTCTGGAACTGGTTCTGTAAGTTCTACAGGTGCTACATCTGGCTCGATACACTCAAGCCATTCTTCACCGAAGTGAGCGGTTGAGCGTCTGTTGATTTCATCCGCTTCAGCAGATGTCATTTCATAAACAACACCTTCATCGAATTGTTGCCCTGTTTTTTCAACATAAAAATTATTTTTTGCTTCAAATTTGGCCATTTAGAACCTCCAAAAGCTCATCTTTGGATTTGGTTGAATAACCTTCAATCCCTTTTTCTTTAGCAAGAGCTTTCAGCTCTGCCAAGGTCATTTCGGAAAGTGAATAAGTTGTCAAAATTTCTGCGATTTGACCATCTTCAATTACTTCTTCAAATCCATCAGCGATTAGCTGAGCTTCTAGCAAGCTACCTTCTTGCACAGTATAGACTTGGTTCAATTTTTCGTATTTACGCATTTTCTACCTCCTTAATTAAGCGGATTTGTGAGATACATAGACACCATCTTGTTTTGATTGCAAGACAAAAAGATCGTGATAGAGACGGTTTTGGTACAAGTATCCGTCTCCTTCTGTATGCTGACCTGGGGCAAATAGATAAATTGAGTTGAATTTAGCTTTTGCGATTACAGCAGGTTTAGCCACGATCAAGAAGTTAATGTTTTTACCGTCAGAAGCCTTAACAAAACCTTCTGAGAAATCAAATTTAGTCTTGAAGCGTGCATCATCCCATACTTCAATAAGCTGAACTCCGTCAAGTGAAGTGACACGAGTGTCAATGCCTTGAGGTGATGTAGTAGCGATTGAGCGTGTGAACTCTTTAGAGCGTTCCAAGAAGTCCATAACTTCGCTAGAAACATACATAACGATGTTCTGAGCTCCATATTTACGAACCGGCAAAAGAGCAGCCTTCAATTTAGTGTAGACGTTCACTTCTGACAGATCATCTTCAGACTTGAAGTGGTTGTTTGTGATAGCTTCTTTAGCAATTTTAGAGAAGCGGTAAGCATCCACTTCTGGAGTTGCATGCTCTGTGATGAATGTGTTAGATACGTTAGCAGCAGAAAGCTCTTGGTTAGTTTCGTCTACGTCTGCAGCATCCACGAAGAACTCGACGTCACGGTCGAATCCTAGTGTATAAACTTTCTTGTCGTTTGAAACTGTACCAGAATTGTAACCTTTAGATCGAGTGTGCGCTTTGTAGCCAGTAACTGAAATTGTAGGTAATTCGAACGACTTAGCGCCCAGCCAGTTTACTTGTGGTGTTTCCAAGATGCTTGTAAGTGCGCCTTGCATCAATTTCTTTTCAAAAGTGCCTTCGTGTTTAGTAATATAGTTGATTGTCATTAATCATTCTCCTGTTAATTATTTAGTCCTAGAGCCTTTAAAAAGGCGTCTTCTTGGTTCGTTCCAGCTGTCGGATTACCTCCAGTTGAAAACGTTGGTTTCTTCTCCTCAGACTGCTCTGTACGACCAAACTGAGGATATTTCTGTAACACTTGACCAATAGCATCTTCGATAGATACTTCATCGGATACCAAGCGAGCAGATAGAGTGATGACATCGTCCACAGATTCAGCATTTACTCCCAAAGTTAAAGCTGACAACTTAGCTTCCAGGTTTTTCTTGTCTGACAAAGCCTGTTCCAGTTCTTTCTCTTTAGTAGCAAGTGCTTCGGACTGTTTCTCAGCCTCGCTCTTTTGTGAGTCCTTCCACTCTTTGAGTTGTTGGAGTCCTTCTTTAGCGCTCTTGAAATTTTCAAACCCTAGGTCTTTGAAGATTTTCTCTTGTGCTTTCTTGGACTCTTTAGCTACAAGACCAGTCACCTCTTCTTGAGTGAAAGTCTTGACAGATTGCTCTTGAGTTTGTGACTCGATGTTTTCTCCAGCATTGACTGGCTGGTCAGCTTGTGTTTGAATGTCTTCTGGCATTCTTCCGTCCTCCTAAAATTAGGTATTATCTTCCGTTCTTTACCGACTGCGGATAAAGTCAAGTAAAAAACCGTACGGGATTCCATACGGTTAGGGCATAAAAAAACCGCCTCGATTTCGATGCGGTTAGATTATTTATTTTTCAATTGTTTCAGTTTCTTTTTGCATTCAATTCCAACTTTTAGAGTTGAAATTACTGCTGAGATTACTTCGAATAATTTAATTATTACGAACAAAATTAATGCAAAAAATATAATCCAACCTAGTAAAATTGACACCCAATCCCATATAAACATGTCTTTACTCCTCTACCTTTTCATATGTTTCTTTAAAGATGTCAGGCTTGCATGGATAGTACTCGCCCTGAACTCCTTTAATGATATAATCACCTTTTTTAGCTACCATATCACCTTCAAGTGTCGCAATCCATATATTCCCAAGTGCATCAAACCAAATCTTATTTTCTGCAAAGTCAATTACCTCTTTATGGTTATTGCCGTTCCACTGCACAGCCTCGACCACTACTGGTTTCTTTCTGTATTTCATTTGTTCTCCTTTATTATTTGAAAAAAAAAGCATTGTGAGTTATAATTAAGTTAAGGTAAAGGTGGTCTAACGCCCATGAAGCAGCTTGCTGTGGAGGCGGTGGGTCACCTTTATTTTTTATTTGGTTTTAAAATGTCTATCAATTCTTCGCCGTCTTTTATAATTGCGATGCCTAGTCCACGACGGTTCAGATCGTATACTTTTTCAAGCTGAGAAAGTATTTCATAGTTAGATAATTTTGTTCTCGTCACATCAAATACAACATTTTCGGATTGTTGTTTCGCCTTCCTTAAATTTCCATCTACAACACCCTTTCCTGAACCAGTTATCTCTTTTAAGTCAAATTTCAAACCATCAACTAAATAGTCTGGACTCGGTATTTTTTCCGGGAAGTTGACTCGTGGTGCCATTTTGACGTGTTTCCCAAACGTTTTAGACAGCCATTCTCCTACTTCTTTCTCTTTTTGAGAATAATCTAGCACTACATGTTTTCCATCAACTTGATATTTCTGGCCGTTATGTTCCCAGAAATTCATTTCTGAGACCTTAGCTTTGCCAGGATCTACATTTGATAGCCATTTCTCTTTTACAGAAACGTAAGACTTATTGCCAGCAGGTTCGACGCTTGCTGGCTTTTCGTTTTTCTTGAAGAGTTTTTCTCTTGCCTCATTACGTTTCAGGAATGGGTGTTTATCGATGTAATCTTTCAAAGCAGTGTTTTGAGCGCCTATCTTGCTCTTGTACTTGTCTATCAGTTCTTTATCGCCCAATTTCTCAGCGACGTGAAGCTTTTCCTTGTTCGCTCTGATAGACCTCTCTAGCGCTCTCTGCTTAGCTTCTGCGTTTGCATTTTCTTTTGCTTGTTCTGGACTAACCGAATCGACGTCCTCGCCTAAATCTGGCTTGTAATTGGCTCCTGGGACGAATGGTGTCAGCATGTGTCCGCAGTTAATACCCAAACAACCTTCAGGCCGACCGTAGCCGTAATCAGACAAAGCGAGAATATGCTCTCCATGCTCTATTCTAGCGTGGCCAGTTGTGACAATATGATGTTGTAAAGGCGCACACGACTTACGTGCTGATGCCTTCTTTGAGAAATAAAAAGTATCAATGCCCAACTCTTCGGCTGGTCTTATTCTCATTTCCCGATAGGTTCGATAGGTTGTCGTCTTGATAACCGTCCGTGCGTAGTTATCAATCTTCCAGTTACGTCCAGCTCTATCCTTGAAGCCTTGAAATCCTTTCTCTTGCCACTGCATGACCGTGTCAGAGATGGCTTTATCTGCCGTAGAAAGACCAGTGACCACTCTAGCGACAGATTGTTCCACAATGCCTTTATATGCACCAATTACAGACATCGGTAAAGTAGTATTGATTAAGTTATGGATATCTCCGACGGCTTGACTTGCATAGTCAGCAAGGATTTCTTGAATGTGATTGCTATTTCCTGCAAATCCACGTCCTAAATCTTCCATGAGTTGCTGTTTGGTGTCAGTATAGAGCTTCAAGCCTTCATTTTCGACGATATAGCGTAGCTGTTCTTCAGCGACTCCAGAGTATTTAGAGATTAGCTTCAGGTTCTCCTCGTTCAGCATGTGCATCTGTTGCATCTTCTCGAGTTGCCAGATATACGGTTGCTTATCAAGATAGACCGTGCCACGCTCCGTCACACGTTCGACCACGTTATCAAACAAATCCAAGGCTAACTGATGATAGATGTCTGCGACATTACTCGCTTGAAGTAGCAGTTGCTCGTCATTGAACTGTATCGGTGGTCTTTTTTTTGACATTTAATCACTCTCCGTAAATATCAATATCCTGTTGATTTCGCTGACTGTTAGCCGTGTCCATTGTCTCCTGGTTGATTGCTTGAATCATATTCTTAGCATCGACCTCTGACATATTGAAAGCCTTCTGGATAGCGTGAGCCTTGCTGACAATCCCACTGGCCAAAGCCTTGGTCCAATAATCAAGCTCATTGTTCTTGTCAGTGAAAACTCCATCGTCCAAATTGATTGCAATCTTATCCATTTGAGGAATTGGACCACTATACAATTCATACAAACTACCCAGCTCACAGATTGAAATAATCAACTCTTTCAAAGACTGCTCGACCAGACTGACAATGCTGTTTCTCATTTGGTAAGTATCACTATTTTCAGATACGACCTCTGTCGCAGTCTTCAAGCTCTGCCCGTCAAATGTAAACATCCCAGCTGATACACCTAGGAGCATTTCAAAAAGCGCTAGACCCTCGTTAATAGTCTTGATGTAATCATCTGCCCTGATTGCAGTTGTTAGGTCCGTGATTGTTCCGCCATCCATATCGCTTGTTGACAAGCGTAAGTAGACATTCTGCTCTGTTTCAAATCGCTTGACAAGTTTAACGTCTCCGTCCTGGTTAACCATTCTCGTTTCTGTGAGATTTTCAGGAACCGCCACTCTGCGTTGGCCCATCTTGACTTCCCACTTGAACTCATCATAAGTGGTATTGATGAAGTCAATCGTGCTCTTAGCATTATCGAAGATTGATAAACCAAGAGGCGAATTAATGTCCTTGTTGTTCATTCCAGGAGGTTTTAGGTAAGAAAAAAGCGGTCTTGTTAGACCGTCAAGTTCAACTTGTTCTTCTAGATCCTCGTAGACTTCAGCTAGAGGAACACGTCCACCTACTTGTTCAGAACTTTCAGACCTGTATAGCTCGTTTGAAATGATGTATTTCCCATCTTTCGCCCATTCGTGAAACTCAATCAAGGTGTAGTAAATGTTCTTCTGACCTGAAGCCTTAATAGTCTTAGTGACAATAGCAGCGCTTGAAATATCTTGCGTGTTGCTTTGCAACGGCAAAAAGACAGGCGCTTGAATGAATGACACTCGCACTCGTCCGTTATCCACATAAGGCCTCATAGCAAGACCGCCTAGAGCCAAACAACTCTCGAGATAGCGCTCGAAGTTCTTATTGAAGCGGTCATTCTTCAATGTTTCTTGAATGAATGCATCTGCCTGTTCGTCGTCCAATTTAATCGAAGCCTGCTCGTTAAAAACCAGACTGGCAATCTTCTTGGCAGCGGTTCGAGCGATTGGCAAATGAGTCGCTTCTCTTTGCTTCTTGACACCATCGGTATTCGTGTATGTTATCTTCTCAATGTTGCTCTGATAGTATCTTAGGTTCTCGTTGATTCGACGATACTCTGCGCTTGTTACTGCGATTTTAGGATGGTCTGTGATACTTGCGAGACTTTCTGTAGTCATTGCATACTGTCCTCTCTTAAATAGATTTTTGACAAATTGAATAATGCCCATTTATCGGCTCCTTATTGCTAAAAATTAGCGTAACGCTTATAGAATACGTTCACACTATATCTGAATTCGTCCATTGCGTGGTTATCTTTATCGATAGGCTTTCCATGATCATCACGACTGTAAAGACCTATCTCTTTTAAGAAATAGTAATGGTCGTACTCTTCCTCAGAGTGGTTGATAAGCAAGAACTGACCTGAAGATATAATGTTCTGGCCACGTTCAATCCCTACCTCGATACCCTTCGCCTTGCTACTCACATCGTGAGCATTATTCAAAGCCCCTCTTGTCTGAATGCCTAGTTTGTGCAATTCCTCTCGTAAGGATCTACATGCTGGGTCAATCCAGACATCGGTATAGCGCATTTGATACTTGCTAACACACCACTGAACGAACGCTCGAAGCTCTACTGCATAGGTAGACATAGCCTTGACTTGGCCAGTCTCAGCGCCACTATGGTAGTAGTGAGCTACACGATTAAGCCTAAAGAAAGTCTTATTGCCATCTCTATGTTTAGTAACGATGTTGCAAGACATTGAGGTGGCGTCAGATTGCCCACCATCGCCATTGAAATACATTTCTATAGGTTCGCCTATCAAGTTATCCTTGATGTTCTTTTCAAGGTCAAATAGGCCGTAAATAACGCCCTGAGGCATCACCCTCTGACCAAGCACGTCTCTCTTGTAGAGATAAGGATTCTTCTTAAGCGATTGAATGATGGAATACTTGCGTTCTTCAGACAGAATCGGATTATCATCCATGGTCCAATGCGTCCAGCGTGTGTTTTGAACGTCAAATACATCCTTAATGACTGGATGTTGAGGTGCTGGAGGGTTCAGGTCAGCTAGATGATAGCGTAGTTTAGCAGCCCACGTCCGTCTGAATGCCTCCTGGATAAAATCCATATTCAGTAGGTTTATCTCACAAAAGACTACCGAGCCTAGAGACATACCAGTGATAGCACCCACACTGTTGGCTTTACCGCCCCCTTTATAATAGACTCGCTTAGTTCCATTTGGTGTATCGATTAAGAGGTGGTCTCCGTGCTCATCGTGCCTGATTTTGCAATTGCCGTCAAAGATGTGCATTAGACCTGTGCCGTCACCGTCAATGAATAGACGGTAGGCTTGCTCTTGATTGTATGCAGCTATAAGATGGTTCTCGTCTGGTGACTCAATCAAATATCTTGCATACCTAAAATGACCAGCGGTTGTCTTACCACTTCGGGGGGTGCCCTCGTTGACCTCAAGCTCATAGTTGAACGGTCTACGAATGATGTTGAGTTGTTTGTTTGAAAAATCAATCTTCAACCTCATCACCACCCTTCACGGCATTCAACAGAGCTTCCATGAGAGTAGTATCAGATTTGGAGCCTTGGTTGCTTTCAATCTTGATCTTGAGCAATTCAATCTCTTGTCTGATTTTATCGTCTGTCAATTCAAAGTCTTTCCAAGCCATGTTATTCATGCCATCCAAAGCCGAAAGAAAAGCGTTAGAATTAGCTTGCCTTATCCCATCTTGTTCAATACTAGCTCTTGCCTTGTTCTTGAGCCATTCATACTCATTAAAAGCCTGCTCTCTGGACCATAGAGACATATTTGAGAACTGTTTGAGCAACTCACGATACCTTGACAAAACCTTTACATTTTGAAGTAAGACGGCTGCTTTGCTATCTACACTACTATCTAGCCATCCTTTCGCCGATGGATAGGCTTGTCTATACGCTTGTCTTTGAGATAGTCCGGAGATTATCCCTTGGACAAATAGCTCTTGTTTTGGGGTTAATTTATCCACTCACCGGACTACCTCCTTTCTGACAAAATAAAAAAGCCACACGATGTGCGACCTTTTTAAGACCTCTCATAAGAACAACAGGGCTCGAACCTGCAACCAATAGGGTGAAAACCTACCGCTCTACCACTTGAGCTATGTCCTTACCACAAGGCGACTACAACCTTGCGTGTTAATTAGAAATAAATTTTCTGATTTATTTTTTTGTAGTCATTAACGGCGATGCCCGGAATCGAACCGAAGGAAACATAGGAGAGAAACCACTTACCTGTCACCGCCATGTGAGGCCGAAGCCTCTAAAAATAAAATATAAGGAGTTATCAATCCAGCTTACCGCTTTTGCTGACAATACTATTTTATCAGGAAAAATAAGCCATTTCCTAGCAATTTACTTGCAAATGTCTCCCAAAAATTTACGAAAGACAATTAACTTACCTTTCCGATAGGCTTCCGCAAATTCCAAAGCACCTCTACTAAGCATGCGATAGAACTCACTCTCAGAATAACCTAAATCCATATAGATAGCCTTGTCTGATAATTGGATTTTCATATCCATGTACTTCTTTGCGATAATCTGCCGAACGTATGGATCCATGATGCAATTTACCGCTCTCTCGATTTCCAACACTTCTGCTTCTGCATCCACATGTTCGATAACCATATTCTCAGTAGCTGTGTTCTTACCAGTGAATGTCTTTGGTTCAAATGAGTAGGTCGTTGTGATTTTAGGCAAATACTCAGAACCTGCCATTCGGACATACGAGCGATAACTCTCTAAAACGTCATAGACATTTTTCTTGGTAAATTGCACGTCAACCTTTTTTAATAACCTCACAACATCGCTCCTTTATGATATAATAGTTTCAAGGAATAATTCATAAAGAGGGTCAGTCGTGTGCTGGCTCTTTTTTTTATATCTAAATCCCAAAGAAAGTACAGATATCTTCCGCCTCACATTCAGAAATTTCCAAACCTCTCTCCCAGTTTCTTATGGTTGTTTCATAATACCCCAAATGCTTTGCTAATTCTGTACGAGTAAGTCCTTGTTCCAAACGTTTTTCTTTCAAGAGCGCATTGATATTCCCTACCTCACACTTCTTGAATAAGACATCTTTATCTAATCCTAACTCTTTTGACAGACGTTCTTTCTGACGATCACTTGGTATCATACCTCGTTCCCAATTTGAAAATGTCCTTGGACTAATACCAAATCTCTTTGAAGCTTTTGTTAGAGATAGACCTTTACCAATTCGCCACAATCTAATTTGTTCTGAAAAAAATTTCCTATCCTTCATCATCTACCTCAATCTTTACGACAGCTCTACCGTTCGGACGTCGCTTTTGTGTCGATGCAAAAGTATAATACTTCAACAACTTTTCAGCAATACCCGTTTCTTTGCTGATTTCCTCAAACGTTCCTAAAGTCACGAACGTATCCCCTTGGTACAAAGCGTACTCACTCATTCTCCATCTCCTCGATAAGTCAGTCAAGGTTCTTACGTGCTTTCTTCAGGTCTTCAAGACCGTTTTTCTTCTGAAATCGGAGCATATACTTGATTGCGTTGCCCCAAAAGAAAGCAGACGCTCCAGAATGGTCCCCAACGAAGTTATGCACAACATCGATAGCCTCAAGACCGTTTGCGCCTTGGTAGTGGTTTGGTTTGTTTATGTTATCAATTATTTCTGGGTACATTATTTATCCTCCAAAAGTTCAGGGTTCTCGTAGATGTTGCCTATAATAGAGTAATCATTATTAAATTCATTCAATGCTCCACCATATCCACAAAGTTCATCTGTAATCTGGTCACATACCCACATACCTTCTCTATATGACACTGTTACATAAACGAACTCGCTTTCTTGTTCAATGCCTTCATCACATAGTATATCCCCCTCAAAGATTTCCTTGCCGTTCTTATCAACCAATCCTGTTGATTGCATGAGGATAACGTCATTAAAATCAAAACAATCGCTTTCGCAAATTCCACCCCAGCATAAGTCTATTTCATTTATGTAAAATCGAATTGACTCTATATAATCATCAAAACATTTTTCTGTTTTTATCCACGCTCTAAATTTTGGTGTCATGTTAAATCCTCCTCTTTGACAAACGAACCGTCAATCCAACGACCCTTGCGGTCTTTAATTTCTTGGTAAGCCAGTTCAAAACACTCTTCAAAATCATAACCAAGGGCGATACTTAACGATTTTAACCAGATTGCTGTACGTGTCAGGTTTAATTTACGAAGCTCATTAACGGAGGAATCTGGATATAACTGAAATCCGCTTATATTTTTATTTAAAAAAATAAAGCATGACATTACATCTTTGCCATTTTTTGGTGTTTTAAAAAGTTTCTGCACATCCTCTTTTATCAGCAAGGCCAGACCGACAATCACGACTGCACAATCTCCGATACTGTCCTTGGTCAACTTCTCATTCTTCTTGAGATAGCCTGCGCATAACTCACCGAACTCCTCGCTAAGTTTTAAAGACTGCTTGTCTAGTCGTCCACCGTTTTCTAAATCACGGTCAATAAACCATTGTTTGACTTTTTCTAGTGTTTTCATGACAACTCCTATCTCTTCGTTAATCTTGGTAAGATTTCATTCACGATGAATATATAATTTGGGGCAAGAATTACTTTTAAAACAATTGCAACAACTAATGTTATCAAGCTTGCGCTCGATGAAATGCAACTAATTTTTAGTGCTGGTTTAAGGTCCTTTCTTTTCCGTTCAATGCGTTCTAATTTAATTTCTTCTTCGGTTCTCCCTTTGAGTTCACTGTAAGAAACAAAACCACCAGTATAAGAAAGATATGTGATAATCAAAAACGCTAAAACTACTACGGAAACACTAAATATCGCAATTGAAATTTCTTGAAAAAGACTGAAGATATCATAAAACACCTTTTCTCTTAAAAGTGTTTCATAAATCTGTGGCGCATTCCCTTTAAATGTCGTAAGCAAAGAACTCACTTCATCAATAGTCATATTTAGCATTTTTGCTAAAGCTTGTAAAATATCGTCCATTATAGTAACACCTCATCTCCAACTTTCACTTTCTCGTACACATCCTTAGTAACAACGAAAATCCCATAATCTCTAATAGTCACTGTATACAACTTGCCATGTCGTCCTTTCTCGACGACCTTGCCGAATATTTCTGCGCCTGCATTATCCGCTTTATAGACAACCATTGGCTTCTTTTCTTCCAAATCTCGAATCCTGTCCATCTGCCAGATATTCAATCCAGCAGATAGCAAAATCCAAATAGCGATAAATCGTTTCATGTCTCCTCCTCAAAATAACTATGAAGTTTACTTAAATTGATAATAGCAACCTCTTCAACAGAATGCTTTTCAATATCAAAATCTGGATCGTTTTTCCCAAATTCTTTCTTTATAGCTTTTTCCGCTAGAAAAGGTAAGTCGAATATACTTGCTCCATTTCTTAAGGCAAGCGGTTGACCGTGTTTATTTACTACTCGATAACCTACATCGAACGGTCTGATTTTCGCAGGGATTTTTATGCGTTCGCTTTCAGTTTTTGTAACTTGTTCAAGTGTTTGTACCATCACTCCACCTCCTGGACTTCAATTCCGGGACAATCAAACACCCAGCCGAAGTTGGCATCTTCTAGTTCTTTGCGGGTGTGCGTTGTACGAAATTTTTTATCTGTTTTTATTTCTGCTAACACCCAAGCATTAAGATGCTTGATATAGTTTAAGTAATTATAATTTTCATCTACACCTTTAAGCCTTATATAATACCGCTTCTCTTTCTCGACCTCGTAGCCGAATTGGTGCATATTAACGAGGGTTTGAATCGTCTTGGTATTGTCATCAATTAACCACTCAATAAACTCGATTGGATCATCTTCTTCGCAAGGTTCAGATAGCGATTCTATGAACCGAAATAATTTGGTTTCAAAGTCATCTTTATTTTCCTCATACCAATCCGCCACAAACTGCGGTACTACGACTTTCTGCGGTTCGTCTAGTTGTTTTATTAGTTTAATTGCAGTTTTGGTCGGAATACCTTCAACTACAGCACCGAATATGTTCAAACTATAAATCCCAATTTCTCTAACCTCTTTAATCAATTCCTGCTTATTCATCTTCTAACTCCTCAACTCACCTTGTGGCTTTCCAGATTTCCAAATTCTTGGCCATGGTTTACAAAATATGAACCAATCAGAACCGCATCTGCCTCGTCATCTTTGACGTTCAGGTCGAATTCATAAGACACCTTAGCAACGGCCTGCAGCTTCATTGATTTTTTACTTCGGTCCTTGTAACTAAACTTCCAGTACTTGCGCCAGGTCGACACGTTCACGAAGTACACATTGTCAGCAATCAGTCGGCCAAGGATGATACCTGTCACAATTCCGATGCTGATCATAGACTGCTGATTTGGTCCCATGACTGAATTCTTCTCGACCACAATCGATTCAAAATGGCAGTCGTACTTCTGGAGCGCTCTCGATTGAATCGCTCGCAATTCACTAGCCATGAAGCGCCCACGTTCAAAGAACGATTTGCTTTTATGCTTTAAGACACCACTCTGAACAAGGTCAGAGCCGTGAAATACGGCCCAGCCTGTCGCAGTAGTTGAAATGTCTAACGATAATGTCAGAGATTTCATTGCAGTTCTCCCTTGAATCCACAGAGATCAAATAGGTTTCGTTTATTACTCTCAATAAACTCAAAGAACTTCTGAAGTTCGGCCAAGTGACGCTTTTCTCTCTTGATTCCAAGGCTCGTATGATACTCTGTCGGCATTTTAGGTGTCGCCTTAATATCTAACCAGTAGAGAGGCTCAAACACGTCGCCACTTGTATCAAGAGAAGCATCTGCATCTGTATTTCTAAAATGCATCTGCATATCATATTCAATTTTATTGGTGATCGTGATGGTCTTGTCCACGATTTCAAGTGTGATATCTGTTCCTGGTATGTCGATTTTATTTAGCATTTATTTTTCTCCTTTTAAAAAAGTGTTGTTTGCAAAGGGTACACATCTTCAAATGGCACTCCGACTCTTAGACAGTCTCGTTTGATGTCCAGTGTAGAGATGACGTACTTGACACCATTATTTTTCTTGTCATAGTGTGGATAAGTGTAGCCATCATTTTCTATTTTTTCGATGATTTCAGATTTTGTTTCAGGACAGATTTCTGTCCAGTTGATCCATTCCATTTTTATCCTCCCACGATACCGTGCCAGAGATTAGACACTCTTTATCCAACCTGCTAGCAAGTGTGGTTCGATTGTAAATGCCGTGGCTGGTTTCGATACAGTCACTGTAAATATTTTTAATTTGTACAATTTTAAAAAATTCTCCATTTTTTAAAACTTTCACGTAATCGCCTTTTTCAAGTTTCATATTTCTGACCAAACCCCCACGCCTGCCAAATTGTGAGCAAGGCAAGCGTGAGTGAAATTCTTTGCGTCATTCGTCCAATGTCACATGACCTTTACTGACGTTTTCTAGTTCGCAGTTTTACAAGAATGCCCGGCTTGTTGATTTTTGAGTTGTTTCCAAAATGGAAATAGTTGGTTTTCCAAACTTAATAATCACTTTCAATCAAGTCATTCAAGCTAACTACTGCATTCAGTTTTTTCTGACTTCTGCAATAATCGCAATGACCACATTTTTTAGGCTCTTTCTGACCTTGGATAACATCCCAAACTTCTACAATTTCAGACTTGATTTTGTCTAAACCTTCTTCAAGCCATTCATCATCGATTTTCAAAATGTCACGATCTGGCACGTTTTCCTTACTGACCGCTACAATGTATGGTCTAAAATCATTCCCAGTCATTTGTTTCAGCAATTCACGATATAGGCCAAGTTGTCCATGATATCCAAAGTTAAGAATATTGTTAACTGCTGCAGGAACTTTCTTTTTAAGTTCTGCACTCCATTCTTCCGCATAGATGGATTTCATAGTCTTCAAATCCACGAAATAACCACGACTTAGATTCACGCTATCCAGCTTTCCTTTGACTGGTACACCCTCGATTTCTCCATAGACAATCAACTCTTTTTGAACCTCATCTGACGGATAACCGTGATACAAATGATTAAATCCATCATCGTCCTTTAGGCTTGCAATCATCTTATCGCCAATCACAAAGTCAGATTTTAGATTTCCTTTGTTCTTTCCAGTCTTAGCTAGTAACTTGTCACCATTTTCATCCATGAACTGCTGATGTGCTTCTGGGCTTTCAAAGTAACTGTGAACATAATTTCCGAGGAGAAGAGGGGTTTCGTCTCTCTCCTCAATCCATTGCCCACTGTCCAAAGCAAAGGCCTTAGCCTGACATTGCTGATACCGCTTAAAGCGTGAGTTGGTCAACCAGCTCGTGTCCTGGTAGTAGTTCTCTTGTGTTAGTTCTTCCATGGCTACTGCTCCTTGATGTTAGTCGTATTGCCTTCAAACAAGCTGATCTCTTCCAAAACTTCGCCCGTTTCTTCGTTAAAGTCTGGAATTTCATCTGCTGGGTATTCGGTAGAAGCTAACTCGTCAGGAATTGCCGTTTTTTCAGCCGTTTTAGGGGGTGTTTTGGTTTCTTCGGTAAATTCTCCATCTAACACGTTGTCGACCTCTGTGGGCGTGCTAGGAGCTTTTAAAATATCATCTAATGTTTCAACTTCTTCTCTCACTGGTTCAGCTTCTTTCACTTGGCGCTCGTTATCATACTCATTTTCTGTAGTACGGTTCACAGCATCAATAAATAAGTCATTATCATCACTGGTATTAAAGAACTGTTTCGCCGCACGATTGATAACTGTGCGCTTAGCCATTTCTTGAGGAAAATTATTCTGAACATTCTTTGTTTTTGCTTGTGCCCAAGACTTGTCAATTTCTTTTTTGGTCATAACGGTCAGGATTTTCTCCCCATCCTCTTTTTCGATAATGCAATAAGCTCCTGCGATTGGATTGTCTGCATTAACCCAATCCGTTTCATGGCTAACAAAAACTTTCCGACCGTTTTCGTTCTTAATTTGGAATTTGTCGCCCTCATAGATAACTTCTGCATAAATATCTTTCACTTCTGGTAATTGCTTAACAACTTTCATAGTGCCAAAATATGACCTAGTCAACTTAACAGTATTTCCGTAAGGGATAAAATAGCACTGAGTCTTTGCCGGGCTAAGCCCTTGAGTTACCATATCAAGGAGTGTATTGTAGATACTATCTTGAGTGCATTGCTGGAGCAAATTCCCGCTGCTGGAATTTTTTAGAGCATAATATGCTGAACTGAGTGCATTGCTAACGCTATAATTCTGTGCAATCATTAGCCCCTCGTTTTGCATTTCTCCAATGCGTGCTGCAACTGGTGATGTAATTTGTTTTTGTGTTAGTTCATTTGCCATTTTATTTTCTCCCTAAATCTTCATTGTCAATCTGCGTCTAGCATTTTGCTTCAAGTCGTCCAAACCGTTTCTATAATCATCAATAAGCCCTAAATTGCTATCGATAAATCGCTCGACTACTCTGTTCAGCAAGTCTTGCGACGTAGAGCCTTCGAGTTCAGCTAAAACTCCAATCAATTCTTTTTGTTTCGGAGACATTTCAATTCTGATATAACTTTGCCCTTTGTTTGAAGGTATATACGTCATTTCTTTCTTCCTTTCGTCTTCTTCAAATTCCAATTTTCACGTTTTATACGTCTATTTTCGTTTTGCAATTTCAAAATAATATCTTGTTGTTCGTTGATAATTTCTCCGAGTTCTCGGCCAAGATGCGTATATTCAGCTCGCCAATTATCGATTTCTGCGTGTAGTTCATGAATCATATTTCATCACCCACATATCGATACTGACCACATCCAACATAGATGTACTCGCTTGGGTCGAGTTCTTCTCGTTCTTCGGGTGGTTGCATCATATCTCTGTCATAATCAAACATGAGCATACACCTTTCCAAGTTCCAGAACTCGTTTCACATATCTGGCCTTGGATGTTAGCCCAAGATCCAGCAATTCGTTTTTTTCTTCATGATTGGCCAAAAGCCACACACGGTTTTCAAGTTCAATTCTGGTCATCTTCCTGCTCCACCTCTTCATCTTTCAATTTGATTTCTAGTCTTGTCATGGCTTCATCTACTGACTTGCCGTCTAAGATGTCCTTGATCATGTGGCTTACATCATGAAACGATTTAGCTCTGGTTCTTCCTTTTTCGCTATCAGGAACCAAACCGAGGTCTTGCATAAGTAGGAATGCTACGCTTGCGTCGTGCATTGCTTTCTGAAGTTGTTTTATTTTCTTGATTGTACGAATTGTTTTAAACATATTGTTCTCCTTTTTCGATTTGTTCTTTTTCTTTGTAGATTGCCAATTGTTGTTTCAGGTCATAAACTTCTTGCTCACACATAAAGCGACGTATGCGCTCTTCGAGAAGGTCCTCATTAAGCTCTACCGCTACTACTCTCCAGTCAAGGTTGACTGATTTAATAACACCTTCGAGTCTGAGTTTTAACTTAGTAAATAATTTCATTAAGCTACACCCTCCTCGTTAGATTGCTTGTTCATGCCTAGAATAATGTCATAGTACGAATGACCAGCAGGAATGACATAGCCTGTTAAGTCTTCAACGACCGAACCATCTGCCATGATGTTTACAATTCTTGGTTTCCATTGCTCTTTTTTATTTTTCATGTTATAATTTCCTTGAATATTTTTAGTTAGTGCCTGATTGCCGTCAGGTGCTTTTTTTATTTTATGTCGTATATACACTTCCATTCGTCGCATAATACGTCAGCTCGTTCATCTTATTAGTGAACCGTTCGTCTGTCGTAATCAGCAACCTCTCTTTAAGCAAGGTTGATAGTCCGTAAAATTGGCTTTCAAACTGTTCAATAGCCTGCTTGCGTTCCTCAGTAGTCAGTTGCTGACAAGGAGCGTCTCGAAGCTGTGTCTTTGCTGAACTTAAAAGCATTCGTCTTCATATTTCCTTTCGTTATTCTGTCAACGAGACTTTGCTCGTAAAGTTCTTTGAGGTGCTTACCTTCAAAATTAGTTGTGATAATTGTATTCGTCCTGTTTTCAAGTATTTGATACAGGACTTTCTGCATCCAGTTATTGCCTTGTCTGATTTCGTTCCCAACACTCGACTCTTTGCCTAGGTCGTCCAAAATCAAGAAGTCAACGTTTTGCAGGAATTTCACGACTGAGCGTTGTTCCCACTTAGAGTCCTTGTATTGAAAAGCCTCTTGCATTCGAGAGAACAGCTCCATGGATGGCATATAGACTACCGATTTGCGGACTTGGAGCATTTGAAAGCTCTCGTTTAAGGTCTTAGCTATTCCAACTGCCAGATGACTCTTGCCAACTCCAGGTGGTCCAGAGATAATCGTATTCCCTTCGTAGCGCTCTTTCACATAGTCAGCCGTGACTCGCTTAGCGAAATTGACTGCTTCAGCGTCCTGATTTGTATGGATTTCAAAATTTCCAACAGTCGCATTTTTCAAATCGTTTGGGATGATGCTCTCTTTCATAAAGAGAGAATATGATCTCGTATCTCTGATTTGAGCTTCAGCAATAGCTAACTGCTCGCTTGCGTTCTGGTTGATGGTTTCTTGAACACATTCAGGACAATAGGTCAGCGTGTTACGAGTGCAAGGGTTGACCGACCGCCACATATAGACCCCTTCGTGTTTTGGGCATTGTTGCTTCAACGTCTCAACCTGCAAGGCTCTTTCTTGCAATTCTTTGCTTGATACTACTTGCATGCGCACCCCCTAAAATCCAAGCCGTGGATCAAATCCATCATCGGACAATCTCAAGCGACCGTTCGACTTACTATTTGACCGAGTAGGCTTCTGCCTATTCTCTACCAGTTCAACAGTCGTTAAACCTTTCTGTTTCCAGTCTCTCAATATACTTTCAAGATATTTGAAGTAAGGCTTACCATTGCCCACACATTCCTTGATGGCTAACTTGATAACCTCTTTGCTATGGTCTTGCAAGAAATATTTCAAGTCCTCAATCTCAAACGGTGTTGGGTATCTTCCGAACTCTGAAAAAATCCAATCGTGAACAATACCAAGGTCATTTTCTGCTGGGGCGTCCTCTATACTATATAGATTATTAGCACCCAACCCATCTGGTTCACTCAGTCTTGATAAATTAGTATTGATATTATCAGTCTTGATTGTGTCAACTTTTTTTACTTCTTGAAGTAAAGTTTTTTTACTTCCGTGGTCAACTTTTTTTACTTCTTGAAGTAAAGTTTTTTTACTTCCGGAAATATATAATCGATTCGGCTTATTTACTCCCTGCCTAACTTCTCTAAGTAATTGCATATCAGCAAGTTCTTTCTTTGCTGATATGATTGTAGGCTTGCTACAGTTAAGCTTTTCCATGAGTTGCTCGTTTGTATAGTACACAAACACATCTCCCTTTTCGTCAAACCATTTATTTTGAATCGACAACGTGCGCCTATCAAAGAGAAACATATATATCTGCTTAGCTTTATCACTTAGTACATTGTACGGCGGTTCATAAAGCCACTGTGGCATCTGGTAAAAAGCATTGTTTTTGACTTCGCTTATTTTCAATCATTAGGTCTCCTTTCTATTTGTCGCGTTTATGCGACTGTTTCGCTAAAAAAAATAGATAAAGCTTCGTCTTTTGAAAGACCGAGGGAAGAAACAATCAAGTTTACTTCTTGTATAGAGAAACTACCATTTTGTTTCATTTTTCTATAGAACGTACTCTTATCAATCCCAATATCTTTTGCTAAAGCCTCTTGAGTAGTATTGCGTTCGATAATTTTTCCTTTTAATTTCGATACATTTACCATTTCTGCTCCTTTCTATTTGTCGCATTTACGCGACTTATTGTTTTAAGTATAACTGATAAAAGAGTAAATGTCAACAAAAAAATCGCATTTTTGAAACTTTTTATATTGCATTTTTGCGACTAATGTTGTAAAATTATTGTGTAATATATAATAAGAGGTAAAAAAATGAATGTCGGAGAAAGAATAAAACAACGTCGAAAAGCGTTGAAAATGTCTGCGGACGAGCTTGCAGAAAGTGTAGGTGTCTCTCGTTCTACTATTTTTAGGTACGAAAAAGGAGATATTGAAAAGGTTGGACCTGAAGTATTAAAAAAAATCGCTGACAAATTAAATGTATCACCTGGAGACTTGATGGGATGGGAAGACAATCAACAAGAATTGAAAATCCCAACCTCCCCGTTGGTTCACAAAATTACTGAAAAGGTTGTCAAACTATCAACTCCGAGAAAACAAAAGGTTCTTAACTACGCTAACGAACAATTGAAAGAGCAAAATAATAAAGTAATCACAATTGAGGAAAAGCTTTTTGAATATCGTGTTTTTGAAAAATTGGCGGCTGGTAACGGTTACTCTTATTTTAACGACGGAAACTATGATACTGTTTTTTATAATAAAGATTTAGATCATGATTTTGCCTCTTGGGTTTTTGGCGACTCTATGGAACCCAAGTTCCAAAACGGAGAGGTTGTACTCATAAAAGAGACTGGTTTTGATTATGACGGAGCGTTTTATGCCATAGATTGGGATGGCCAAACGTACATCAAAAAAGTTTATCGTGAACCTGATGGATTGCGTTTAGTATCGCTTAATCCAAAATATAAAGATAGGTTTGCTCCTTACGACGAGGACCCTCGCATTATTGGAAAAATTGTTGGTAATTTCATGCCTGTCGAGAACTGATAAAACAAATTGATATTTTAAAGAAGGGTGACGTATGAACTTTTTGACAAATTTACTAAATTCTTTTAAAAAACCAGTGAACGTTCCTATTATAGATAATACAAAAGAGAATGATAACTCATTACAAATAGGAGATATCATCCTCTTATACTGGATTGAAAACAGTCTTCACGATGATTTCCCAGCATATTTTGAATATGATTATCACATCAATCCTCAACTGCATCGCAACAAACTGATTAGTATGGGGATGTTAGAGTTTCAAAAATCACAAAAAAGTTTATTTAAACTAAAAGTTGTAGAATTAAAAGAAATCTTAAAAAACGAATCACTGCCAACGAGCGGTAAAAAAGATAAACTTGTCCAGAGAATTATGGATAACTTTGATGTTTTAGAACCTAGAATACCACAAGCCCTCTGTCTAACAGAATTAGGCGAACAATTATTGCTAGAAAATCAAAATCTAATAAAAGCGCATCAGGATCAATATATTTCTGCTGTAGAGTATAAAGATTATTCAATGAGATTCCCTGAAGATTCATACGATAATATTAGAATTAAAATCTTGGATGACCATATGGTAAAGAACATACGCGATCAACATTTTGGTCTAGTAAGAATCAACAACCTTGCATTAGGAGATTTATATCAAAAACAAAAAGAATATAAAATAGCTTTAAAATATTTTATTAAAACAATGCTATTTGATTGTTCTGGCCTCAAAAACAGCTACGAATACCTGCCAAATCCCATCTATACGCAGCCAATGTTGAATAGCTTTATAATTACAGAGCTTCGGAATATCTCAGACAAGTGCGATTTAGACGACTATAATAACGCATTTGAAGTTGCAAAGAAAGAAATAAAATCGCTGAGGAAGAAAATTTTTCTTACGGAAAAAGATTTTGATTTTATAAAGCACAATCTTTTAGTTGAAGATCTTGATATTATCGAGACTTATCTTCAAAAATACAGTAAATTCACTTATGACTATTACAACTAAAAAAAGCCCCACGCTCTCTAAGTTTGGCGACTCAGAGCGTGAGGCAATCGGTGTAGTAAGAGGCATTAAAAAGCCCTCTTTACTATACCCTATTTTATCAAAAAGGGGGTATAAAAGCAATGATAACAACAAATAAAGTGGCTATATATGTCAGGGTGTCCACTACCTCACAAGTTGAGGAGGGGTACTCTATAGATGAGCAAAAAGCTAAACTCTCTAGCTACTGCGACATTAAAGATTGGAGCGTCTACAAGATATATACTGATGGAGGTTTCTCAGGATCCAATACTGACAGACCAGCACTCGAGGGACTTATCAAAGACGCTAAAAAAAGAAAATTTGACACGGTTCTAGTCTATAAGCTAGACCGTCTGAGCCGTAGCCAAAAAGACACCCTTTATCTGATTGAAGATATTTTCATAAAGAATAATATAGCCTTTCTGAGCTTGCAGGAGAATTTTGACACCTCTACTCCTTTTGGAAAGGCCATGATTGGGCTACTCTCTGTCTTTGCTCAGCTAGAAAGGGAGCAAATCAAGGAGCGTATGCAACTTGGGAAAATAGGACGTGCTAAAGCTGGAAAGTCTATGATGTGGGCTAGGACGTCCTATGGATATGACTATCACAGAGACACTGGAACCATTACTATCAATCCAGCTCAGGCTCTGGCTGTTAAATTTATATTTGAGAGTTATCTGAGAGGGAGATCCATTACTAAGCTGAGAGATGATCTGAATGAGAAATACCCAAAACATGTGCCTTGGAGTTATCGGGCAGTCAGGACCATACTAGATAACCCTGTCTATTGTGGTTTCAATCAGTATAAGGGAGAAATTTATCCAGGTAATCATGAGCCGATTATTTCAAAAGAGGAATACGATAAGACTCAAGCTGAGCTCAAAATCAGACAAAGGACTGCTGCTGAAAATGTCAACCCTAGACCATTTCAGGCTAAGTACATTCTATCTGGTATCGCCCAATGTGGATATTGTGGCGCTCCTTTAAAAATTATGTTAGGCGTAAAGAGGAAAGATGGGAGCAGGTTAAAAAAATATGAATGCCATCAAAGGCACCCACGAACGCTGAGAGGCGTTACTACCTACAACGACAATAAAAAGTGTGACTCAGGATTTTACTACAAAGACAAGCTAGAGGCTTATGTACTGACAGAAATCAGCAAGTTACAAGATAACGCTGGTTATCTGGACAAAATATTTTCAGGAGACAATGCTGAGACCATAGACCGTGAGAGCTATAAGAAACAAATAGAGGAGCTATCAAAGAAACTGAGCAGACTTAACGATTTATACATAGATGACCGCATTACCCTTGAAGAATTACAGAGCAAGTCAGCCGAATTTATAAGCATGAGGGGGACTCTTGAAACTGAACTGGAAAACGATCCAGCACTCAGGAAGAACAAAAGAAAGGCTGATATGAGGCAACTGCTAAACGCTGAAAAAGTGTTTTCAATGGATTATGAGAAACAGAAGGTACTTGTTAGAGGGCTTATAAACAAGGTTCAGGTAACAGCTGAGGACATTGTTATCAAGTGGAAAATATAG